TAACGCCCTGCAACGTCAGTCATTTCTCCTTTGTAACCAATCGCGTAAATATTCCCAAGCTTTAGCGGATATAGTTTTACGCCGCTTAAAGCCGTATTGTACTGAAGTACTGCCCATGCTTTGAGATACCACACCATCACATTGAGCCGTTGAACCGCAACCGTTAATAACCCCGATAGCTTCCTCAAGCGTAGCATTAATGATGTCCGTTGGTATTACGTCAACGTCCTCTGTCATATCTTCTTGCATGTATCGCGGAAACTGTAAGGCTTGCTCTTCAGTATATTTCTCGCTGATAAAAAGATTTTTATCAATGCTTGCTGTAGCAGCCATAAGATAATTTTCTTTAAGCGTGACCGTGGCAGTACTTGAACCGCTAGGCCATTCTGTTTGACCTGTAGCGTATACATAGCGTTCAAAATAATCGTCAGCTTCAGCAACCGTAACGTAAGAATTAGTTGCCGTCCCTGCTACTGTTGCATCAAATACTATAGCCATTAAACAGCCTCTCCGTATTTAGCAGCCCACTTCTCTTCTTGAGCTTTATAAACTTTAGTTGTCGGTGTCTCTAATCCACGTCTAATACGATAAGTAGCAACTGGATTAATTGCACATCTACAATTAAAATGTGCAGGGTACGGTACTTGCCCAATCGGGTAAATTCTACCGTGCCGAGGTCCACACACTTGACAAGTTCTTTCATCAAGTTGAGTAATCCAACGCATACCACTAAACAAGTCTTTATTCTTCTCGGCTAGTATTTCCGTAGACCTGTTATGTGCCGTTACGATGTTTGTACGCGCTAAAGCTACAGCGTGATTACGATTAATTCCCATTGATTTGCTTATGCGTCTACCAGTTACAAACGGGCTTTCACCAAGCAGTAAAGATTGATTAATATCTTTACGCAAACGAGATGCAAGCTGTGTGTACTGATTAACTGTTTCAGCCCTAGTTGATGCACCAAGCACGGGCAAAGTTTCAAACGCTCTTATTGCGTTCTTTGACACCTTACCCAAAGACACCCCAAATGCCTCGCTATATGCACCTGCTGTGCTACCGTAAGCCCTTTTGAATACCGATAAACTTTCCTTATCGATGTATTTAATTTGAGCTTGACCCATCGCTTTTAATTCGTCATCTAAAGTTGCGAGATACTCTGTAAGTCTGCCACCCGCTTTAGCTTCTTCATACGTGCCGTAACGTTCAACGAAACCAACAGTCTGATTAATAATCTTTTTAGATGCTTTCTTGTGTTGTTCTGCAATGTGCTTAGCCGCCACCTTTTCCGCTTTGTCGGTATCTTTCCAGCCATCGGCCAAATCACCCTGCAATAAGCTTATAGGGTAATCTGTGGCGTTTTCAGCGGCAGCAGTAACACGTTTAGCCATTCAACATGTCTCCTGTTAAATTAACGGGAGTTATTTCGTCAGGCTTGTAATTGTCGCTACCTACGCCGATAATTTCAGCTTTCTTATCATCCTTGAGATTACCTTCAATCATCATGTAACCGCTTAGAGCTTCTTTGTCGAGTAATGGGGCTTCTTTAATATCGTTAACGTATGCCGTATTATCTTCATCTTGATTAATCTTATTAATCATATCGGCTGCACGTTTCTTGCGGTATGAAGTAGGTAGATACTGTATTTTCATTTCTTCTAGGTATTCAGCAAGCTCTTCAGCGAATGATTTAACATCGAATTTCTTAGGCCATTGCGAGTTTTCGTAGTTGCCAACTAAAGGCAGTAAATAATTTTCTACTCTTTGCGCTTCTTCAGCGATACTAACCAGCAAGGCGTTAAGGTTCTGGAAATCTAAGCGTTTAGCCTCACCACTTTCAACCTGATTTTTGTACGTGTTCTGTAAACCCACAAGCCTATAAAGCTCGTCAATATCTGCGTAAATAGCGTTTAAGATGTTCTGTGGCACTTCAGGCTGACCAGATATTGAGTGTACGGCTGATTTTTCATCGCCTGCAAATATCATAGAGCCTGCTTTCGGGTCTCCGTTAACCTCGCCAGTTTCAGGATTTTTCTGTAAAACTTCGTCTTGATGCACACCTGATATCAACCATGCGCTAAATACAGCTTTTACAATTTCTTCATCGTACAAAGAACCGAGGTTGTAAAGATGTTTGGCAATTTCAGCCATGTCATCAACGGGAATTGACGGATTAAAGTGCGCAAAAGGCACAACGCCGAAAGAATTAGTGTAAACTTCTTTAGGTGTTTCGTCTGGCTGCTGTCCTTCTTCAGCTTCGTAAACTCGTACTTCCGTCTGCGTCCATTCCCAATACTGCACATAAATGACTTCTTTTTCAAACATCGAAGGTTTACGGCTGTAAGTCTCTGAATAAGCGAACCTTAGCAACTCGCCGTTTTCGTCGTATTCGTAGTCTACAACATTTAGGGGCGACACCATAGTAAAATATGGTGTAGTTGCCATTTCCATTTCTTGCAACTTGCTAACCGGAGGCGTGTCAATTTGCGGTGCGTCTACGCCTACCCAATACTCACCAAGTGGGATACCGTAGTTAATAACCTCTTTCATGGTTTCAGCTACGAAAGCGTTCTCGGGTATATTTTCATCACGGGTTACAGGCTCACCAACAATATAGCCTGCGATTTTGTCAGTAATTGAACGGTAGTAAGGCTTATAAACAGAGAATTTCTTGCGGTCTGCGTAATCGTCATCGTTGCCTTGTACGGATAATTTTGCTTTTTCTCGCTTAAGTCTGATTAATACGTTGTTGCCGTTTGCGTCAACCCCATACTTATAATCTGAACCGCCTACGTACGTTAACTGTAAGAACTCTAATTGGTTAAGATGTTGTTCAAGAGCTTCAGGCTGTTGTATTGCCATACATTTTCCCTATGTAAACACCTTAATAATACTTAGCCTAATTATCTGGTGTCAAGGAAAAAATAAAAAAAATGTTCAATTTTTGCACAGCACAAAAAAGAGACCCCGCACGATTGTGCGAGGCCAGATTTAAGAAAGGGGATTTATCCGAGCCGGAAGTGAGATTTGAACTCACGTGGGCTTGCGCCTCTGGTTTACAAAACCAGTCCTTTCGACCGCTAAGGAATTCCGGCCTAATTTTCAAGGTTCCCAACGGTTAACGTCAGTTGGGAAGACGGTAACTATTACAAGCTACGAACACAGTTTCAACGCACAACGTTTTGCGCCTAAGTCAGGTTCTCGGTGTCGTCACACCCTCAAAGTTTAACCATCTTAAAGATGTTCTAATTGTCAAAGACCCCGTACACCTACGGGGCATTCAGTAAACCGTGCTTCACGGTGTTGAGCTTATTGTAACAGAGCGGATATCTTGTGTCAAGACTAAAGTTTATTTTATTCGCTTTCTAATTCGCTATACACATCACAAACAGTACAAAAAAGATTTACGCCTTTGGTGTTTGGGTATGAAAAATCACATAAACCACAATGGCGGCAATTATCGCAATGCTCATCTACGAATGGTTTTATTTTTAGTGCGAATTTTTTAAGCTTTTCGTTTTCTTTTCTTAGATAAGCAACAACTTCAGTTACGCTTCTATCTTCAGGCAGACAAGCACAATCTTCAGCGTATTCATGCGTCAAGTCTCGCAATTCTTTTCTTGCGATAGCCTCACGCTTTTCTGCGTCATGTGCATCCTCTGTGCGTAATCTAACTTCAGTTGACGGCTTTTTATTTTCGGCTTCAAGCTGTTCAGCTCTGTCTTGCCAAGACTTCTCAACAGTTCGTGTTTGTTTCACTTTATTTCTCCTGCATACTTATCCAACGGATGCAATGTTCCGCAATTTTGGCAATGAATATAAACATGCGTTTGCAAATCGTCTGGGTATTTGTTGTAGTCATCGCAAACCTCAAAAAGCCACTCACGATTACACCCACAGTTGCCACAAATTAAGTGTAAGTTATCCATTACCATCACTTACCCTCCACTAAAGAACCGTCTGCGTTGCGGTAGAGTTTCCAACTTTTTCTTATTAAATCGTATGAGCGGTCTACAAGTTTTGGCTCTATCAAGCTATTGTTCACCATACACGCACACATATTACTGTTTGATGCTCTTAATATTTTGAACTCGTCACCAACCCCGTTTACCCACACCTGCCCGGCTTCAATCTCCTGCACAGGCTCGACGTATTCGGCTATTATGTCGTATAGGTTGTTGCCACTTTTGCTTGCGCCAGTATTTAGCTTTGCTACAACACCATATTCAACCTTGCAATCCTTGTCCGTGTTGCGAAAAATAGCATCACCATTATCATAGCAAATAAACCTGTAAACATCACCGTTCCTGTCAAGGTACTTTTTCCCTACTTCAAATTTCATATCAACACCTCCAACATTAAATCTTTTCTTAGTTTGCTTAGCTCGTTAACCTCTTTGCGATGCTCTTCAATCTCTGCATCAATCGCTTCGATACGGTCGTGTGCTTCTTCTTTGGTCATTGTTTCCCTTTCTTACATATACCCAATAAAGACAAAAGTGTAATTTAACTCAACAATCTGCTCTTTTGTCCAAGCATCGACTGGAATTTCTAAATATGGATAACCTGTCACATAGACATCACTGCCACCAAGCTGAACAGCAATTTTATCAGTACTTCCACTTTTAACCCTACCGGCTTCGTTATCCACTAATTGATAAACCTTGTTCACAGTTTCCCTTTCTTAATTTCTTCTTTTTTAGGTGTCCAAGTCCACGTAAATTCGTCACATACAGACGTATAGCCAACAGCTAAATCATTTTGTGGCTTGCAATGCAAGAACACGCAAGTATCATCCTCTGCCTCTATGGCGTGTAAGCAATACGCACAACATTCTGCATTTCTTTAATTATTATCCATGCAACCCTTTCTTAAAATATCTTAAATCTACTTACACTATATAACACATATCTTAAATTGTCAAACAAAAAATAAAGTTTTTACAAAAAAATTCCCGTGCTTAGGATTGCAGTCCTACACGGGAAATTGAACACGGATACCTTTCGGTACAATGTAAATATATACTATTGCTTTCTGTTTGTCAAGTAAAAAATAAATTAAATACTAAACGCAGGTTTCTTGGCAGGCCTTAATTTCTCGATAACATACCCGGCTGCATCGCTAGCGTGTGTACGCCGTGCATCTTGCGTTTTGTTAATCGTGCCATTATCACCGTATACAACCTGTTCTAAATCCTTTTTAAGCTCGTTTTGCCTCGGGCTTATCGAAATACCCACCGTGCCGTTTGCGTCTCGTAGACAGCGGTTAAATGCGTTTATACGGTCTTTCACCCGTGGGTTACTGTTTGCTTGCTTAAATACCGCCTTTGGTAACTCTTCGCGCAGTATAATATGGTCTGATTTTCCGCTCGTCTTTCTTGCCCCGCCTGCTGCATCAGGGTATAGCCATATTTTCCCGGCTTCGTAACTAGCCTTGAACCGTTCCTTAATCATGCCTGCAAGTTTTAGTGTTGAAGCGTTGTCAGGTATATAAAGCTCATCTATCCCGTGAATAAAATAGCCGTTGTTGTCCGTAGACGTTATTTGAAACGCTTCCGCAAGCATAGGGCAAACGTTAAAATCAATGCCGATGTGTAAAATCTTGTTAGCATCTAAAGCGGTCTCTTTTATGTGCGTATCTCTGTCAAACTCAAAATAAACTGCACCTGTGCCAACGTTTACAAACTCGCCTTTGATGTACTGGCTAATCAATTTCGGGTCATAGCTTTCACGCAAGCTATCAACGTAGTCATCAGGCAGATAATGGTTATCCGTTGTTGGGCTGTAGTGTATCTTGTACGTGGTGCGTCTTTTCTTTTCAACAAACTCATCGTATATCCAGTTAAAACCCTCCGGTGTTGTCGTTAAGAATACTTGCCTTACCTTAGACCGCCTGTCACGTGTACGGGCTAACAGCGTCTGCCATGCTTTAATTGATGACAAAGACGCTTCGTCCATACCCGCCCAACCAAGATTAACACCTTCTAAACTTGACGGGTTGTCAGTTGAGCGTAATAATATGCTTGATTTGTAATCAGGTAATTCCAACCGCCATTCTGACTTGTGCAACTTGTAGTTTATGAAGTTCTTATTTAGCACATCCTCAAAGGTTCTCCACAAGATGTCACGCATCATACGATACGTAGGTGCTGTATACATGCCGTAGCAACCACGGTTGAGAGCAGCGTATCTTAAGCATTTATGACAGCCTATGTAGGTCTTACCTGAACCGTAACCGCCAACGAAAGCCGAGTGCCGGATATCGTCAAACAGGAAAGCTCTCTGCGCAGGCAAAGGATTAAGCGTTATTCTCTGATACACTATTCTCGTCCATCCCAAGCATTGTGAGCCACTAAAAGCCCTTTATCCTCTATCGTTACCGTAGGGTTACAGTCGCACGTTAAGCTATACGTGTGGTCTTTAATGTCGTTTATAGGCATTACGTGTAGACTGCCGTTGTCATTAAACAATCCCCACATTATGTACTCTCCAAATGCTCATAACGTCCACGTAAATGTGGGTAAACCTCTAAAAAATACTCTTTACCTTTTTGGTGTAATATCTGCCGATGGCAAACATAACACAGCGTCATTAAGTTTGCAGGGTTTGACCAGTTAGTCATCGTGCGATGATGCACATGGTGTAAGTCTAGCTTCACGCCTAAAGCACCGCACGCCTCACAATAGTCAAGCTTATACGGTTGAGCCTCGTGCCAGAGTTGCTTGCGTTTGTTAGCGCGTTTAGTGTTTACCTGTTTCATGCTCTTCTAATTCCGCTATAACTCTTGACACTTCTCTTAAACACTTCCCTATTTCAACCTTGTCGGTAACATCATATTCATAGAGATATTGTATACACTTTTTCATTTCTTCCCTTTCTTAAATATCTTATCGTAATTTTTCCTAAACCGTTCACGCTCGGCTTTAGTCTGTTTACGTGGCTTATCGCCTTTGCCTGCTTCACCGTTAACCATTGTTTTTCTCGATTATATCAAGCATACGATTTAACATTTTAACGTCGTTTTCGTCTCTATCAACCCTTTTCGGCAACATAAAGCCCTCTTTTTCAAGAAACGGAACCATAGAATTAACTGTCTGATGCGTTAGGTCTATATCACCTTTTTCAGCATCAAAGCTTATCTGCTCGTAAGACTTAACATATCTCGGCGAATGCCAATATACACGCCTTGCAACTGGGTCATTAAACCATCCGCCCTCAAACCATATCTGTTCACTCTTCAATTTTATTTCCCTCCTCATCACAAAATACGGCACCGTCAAGTTTAACTTCTTGCTGAATTATATCAGGCACCTTGCCGTCGTTCCTGTCAAATATCATCTGCATGGCTCGCATGTCGCCATTAAGTGCCTTGCCTATCATCTTCTTAACAAGCCCCTCTGCCACGGTAACCTTGACACCGTCCACCTCAACATCCTTACCCTTGCTACGCAGTGCCTTGGCAACCTCTTTTTTCAAAACGTTGGTCAAATTAACGGCCGGTCTACCTTTCGGATTACCGCTTTGCCCCGGCTTAAACTGTGTCTTTTCGCTACCTTTTCCAGCCATCCTGATACTCCCTGTTCAATTTTTGCACAGTTGCGGTGTTAATTTGTTTAACTGTACCTACTAAAATCGGCTTAATGATTATGCGCTTTGCGTCACCCATTATACTCTTTCGCTAAAACATATAGAGCGTTTCCGTTGCTGTTTTCGTTTAAGTTAGATACGGCTAGCCCTTTCGATTTAACAAGCTTTATCGCAGAAAATACTTCCTCTGCCTGTTCTTCATGCACGTTAAAGGTTATTTGCCTATAAGGTTCTTTTTCTCCACTTGCTAAGTCAGGCGGTTCAATTTCTTCAACGCGACTATAGGTTAGTATATCCTCTATCTCGCCCATGTCAAAGCCTGTAACTTCAAGCTGAAACTCGCCGGTGTCTATCTCCGTAAACACGTCTTTTAGCTTCGGGTAATCCCATTCGCTACGTTCAGCCGTCTTGTTATTCGCTAACACGTAAGCCTGCACCTTTTTATCGCGTATACTGCAATCGTGCTTAATTACTGGTACTTTGTCAAGTCCAATCTTTAACGCGGCTTCACGTCTGCCATGTCCTGCAAGTATTGTACCGTCTTTATCAATCTCAATCGGGTCTTTGAAACCGTGCGCACGTATCGACACAACCAGCATATCAACATCGTCGGTGTGTTTACGCGGGTTGCCCTCCCAAGGTCTTAAGTTATCAATCGGGTATTCTTTTATGTATTCGCTCACCTTTTTCTCCTTGACGATGCAAACAAATCGGCATAATTATAATCTGCACAGGTAGTGCTATAAGAACTACAACTTGACGAACCGTCAATCCCATAGCTTGCCGTTGCTGTGTGATATTTTGGAATTTGTATTTTTTCATAAGGTTTCTGCACCTCGCCTACTTCTTTTTTTGGCTCGAAAACAACGTACTCTACGCTTTCGCCTTTTGTACTTTCTGGCATTTCTTTAAGCGTTTTGTTGTACTTGCTGTTTGTACGCTTCTTTTCGTATTTTACACGTTTTCCGCTGTCGGAAAATAGCCAAGATAGTAAACTCATTTCCTCTGCTCCCACTTCTTCAATCTTCATAATATCTCATCTTGAAATCATCGCAAACGTGTTCGCCGTTAACCGCCCTATCATACTTGCTACATCTGACACCAACGCCAAAAACGCTAAAATCACACCGCCTGCAATTCTCGGTATGTCGTAACTTTGGCCTAATTTCTTCAAGCTTTTCATTTAGATATTTAATGCCATGCTCTATATCTTCTCTTGTCTTGAAACAATCAAATAACGGACAGTCCACCTTTTTCTCCTTGAAATTCTGACACGGTGACGAAACAAAATAACTCAATCTATATGCCGCACAAACCGCCTTAAGGCCCGCACCATCGCTATGCCTACACTTGCTACAATCACTTCGCATCTTTCGCCTCTTCAACTTCGTACTTAAGCACCGCACTACCGGCAACCCACCCTTTACCGTCTTTAGTCTCGACTAAGTAAAACCATCCGTTTTTTTTGTCGCTTCGAGCTTCCAAACATTTCAGCGTATCACCCTTAGCCGGTCGTTTTACCTGTGCAAGCATATCTTTAATATTTCCAGCGTTAACGTCGGCAGGATGCACGGGCATGATAGGCATCCCTGAAGATTTTACGATATATGTTTTGTCTTTAATCATGTTTTAGGCTCCCAATATTCACCATATCTGCCGCATCCGCACAATCCGTCCCTTTCATTTATGCACTTAACCATAGGCACAAATCTTTCACCAGTAATCTCGTTAATTCTCGGTCTTTTGCACCAATCGTATTTACTTTTGAAAAAGTCATCCTGTTTGGCTCCGCTTCTTGTTGGCACGTACGCTCCATTTTCTCCGGTCATTATCCCGTCTTTCTCATACCATCTGCACTCTGCACAAATAACAGGGTTGTCCATCTTTTCTCGTATCTTATCGGTATAAAACCTGTCTTCTTTGCCTCTTTTATCTGGCATTTTACCTCTAAATAAATCAAAAAAGCTCATACTTTCTCACAATCCAAAATTGCACACGGCAATTCAACGTCTTTTATCTTTTCAAACGGAAAAACATGAGCTTCATTGTCCATTGCATATTTATTTTTAATCTTAAACCCAACGTTTTCAAGCATTTTAGTCATAATGTTAGTATCTATATCAGCTACATGATAGCCTCCCCCGATACGTTTACCGTCTTTTATCTCGGCGTTAATCCCCCAACCCTCCGGATAGCTGATAATTAATTGCTTGTTAGTCCATCTGTAAAAGTTCTCAAGCATCTTTTCAGGGTTAAACACGTGTTCTATACCCTCGATACTTATAACCGTATCGACTTGGTTTAAGTCGGGTAACTGCTCGGCCACAATCGTAGCATCTGCTAAATAAAAGCTTGCCTTGTCGCTTCCGTACTTAGCAATGGCGTAACTAATC